CGAACGTATCGCGGTTGTTTGCAAGGTATATGCCGTTGTCGTAGGCAGTGATGACTTCTTTTCGGGTGTCCGCTCTCTGGCTTGTCATGGCAATGCCTCTGAACAGTTCCTCTCCGTCTTCGTACAGCATAAGGCTGTCGCCCCGTGTCACATCGACCCCCGAGGAGGCTTTGTCCGTGTCCGTGAGCGAGACGGTCAGACTTCTCGCCGCCGACCCTTTCCGCCCCTTCCATACAGCCTGCTCCAACAGATCGGATATATCATAGGACTTTCCGCTTTTATTCAGTATAAGGGTCAGCATGGTGTCACCTCAGCAATCCTCTCTGTCGCATTCCGATATCTTATCTTTGATGCGTTTCTTTTCATCTTCAAATGCATTGAGCCAATTTTGATGGTTTATATAGGTCTTTATCACCGCGATCGTGGCTATGACCGCAAAGATGCAGAAAAAGACCACAAAAACAATAAGGCATATAATAGCTATCTTATCCATTTTCCGTCACTTCCTTATCCGCGAAATGTGCAATGCCCGAAAGCACGAAATATGCACAAGGCATAGCGATGCCGTTTCCCCACATCGTATACTCTGCCGAATCACTATGCGGGTCTTTCAGCCATTTGGCGACCATTTTCCGTGTTTTCGGCTTGCTTTGAGGCTTGACAGCCTGTCGGTACTCCTCGAATATCTGCATCCACTTGTCTATTTCTTCGTCCGTCGGATCTTCGCTTTCAAGTCCGTCGCACCACCATGTCGGCATACCCTGCAATAATGCGCACTCTTTCGGTGTGAGTCTGCGGACTATGTATCCGATATTCACGAGCGGCGCTTCCTTGTAGTCGGTAGCGGCAAGCGTTCCCGATATGTTTTTGTTCGCATCGGTGAAATGTGAGTCTTTGTTCATCGCATACACAGGCGTTCCCACGGCGTTGGGACCTTTTGCGACGATGGTCGGCTCAACTTCTTCGTCAACAGAAAAGCCGTATTTGGCGTTTTTGCCTTGATTAAATGCCGCACGGTCTATGCCGTAAGCTACACCGTGAGTCTCAACGGTATTGAGCGTATACATGGTGTCGCTCTCCGAATATCCGTCACCTTTGTGGGAAGGGCGTGAGCCGTTGCCTTCGATTACTACCATGCCGCCTTGGTTTTTACATGGGGACTGGTTACTCGTGTCTATCGTTCGGGCTGTATCCGCTTTATAAAATCCGCTGTTCGGGTTGTCCGACTTCATGGCGTTGCTCTCTTTAGAGCAGATACCGTATGCCGCGACCTTTTCCATTATCATCGGCACATTGCCCCCCCCTGTTCCGCAGCGTGATGTGAGCGTCTGGCATACATCATCGTCCGATATCTTGACTCTGCTGTCGTTCGGATGATTTTCTATGGGAACAAACAGAGTTTGATCGTTGTTGCAGGCAAGTGTTGCCGAGAGATCACTCTGTATCAATGCTCCTTTGCCCCCCCTGCACAGCCGCATCTTATTTTCAGCGTCATCGGCACTGCGCCTGTTGCTCCAATGCCCGTTTCAATATCAGCGGAAGTTCTTTGCCACGCTCGGAAGCTCTCCGCAGAATACCCAGACACGCCCTCGGACTCAAATAATATTTCTCCGGCGCGTTTACCGTCAAGATCTGCGACAAGGTAGATGCGTTTTCTTCGTTGGGGGACTCCGAAATACTGGGCATCAAGCACCCGCCATGCGACGGATAAGCTGTCGCCCACGACCCCCCCCTGCTTTTGTCCATTTTCTGTCAGGTCGAGGAATAGAAATGCTTGGGTCTTTGAGTCTGCACATTTCTTCGACGACGATTCGGAAATCTTCTCCTTTTCCCGAGGACAATGCTCCTGTGACATTTTCCCACACGCAGAATCTCGGATATCTTCCATTTGTAGCACTCCTCATCTCTTTTATTACCCTTACCGCTTCAAAGAACAGGTTTGAACGCTGTCCCTCCACAAGACCGTCGCGCTTTCCCGCAACAGACAGGTCTTGACAAGGACTGCCGAACGTGATTATATCCACAGGCGGCAGGTCTGCCCCGCTGAGTTTTGACACATCACCGTAATGTTTCATCTGCGGTAATCTCTTTTCGGTAACTCGTATCGGGAACGGCTGTATCTCCGCACCCCAGAGAGGCGTTATGCCCGCAAGCAAGCCTGCTGTCGGGAACGTTCCCGACCCGTCGAACAGACTGCCGAGCGTTAAGTTTGTATTCATATTTTCCCCTTTGCATTATGGCATGAAAAAAGCGTGCAATTTTCATGCACGCTCTCGTTTATTCTTCTTTTTCGTAATACTCGCAGTCCTCTGTGCCGCGGTAGATCTCGTCGGGCTTGCCGTCGCTGTCGTTCTTACTGAATATTTTACAGTAACAGCGGTCGCCGTCCTCTATCCACTTGCCGTTTATTTCTACTCCTCTGAAAATACAGTCGCGGCACTGCGGATAACTGTCTGTTTTGCTGTTATCGGTGAGTATATCGCCCGATAAGCGCTCCTCCAATGATTTTTTGTCACTCATATCAAAACACCTACCTCTGCAACGTATCCTGTGATACGACTTCAATGTCTATGTACAGCTTTCCGCCTGTACGTTCCACCTTGGTTATGCGGAATTTCGTTCCCTGCTGAAGTATGATCTCCGACTCGGACCCGAAACTGTTCTGCTCCGAAATACCGTCCCACTTTCTGCCTGCTCCGTTGCCGTATGCGGAGAACGGTTCGGCGTACATCATTTTCGTTCCTTTCGGACAGTAAACATTCATGATGATAGGACTTCCCGAAAATCCTGTGCCTTTGGAAACGCCGCAGGAGAAAAAGCCGTAATCGGTAACATCCTTGTCTAAAAGCTTTTGTTCAAGCGTCTCGGTGGACGCATAGCGCAGGTCGTTCTCGGAGATATTAAAAAACTTGTCCATGCCGTTGTAATGGCATCCGCGCTGCACCCATATATCAAAGTCGTATTCAGACCTGTCGATGATATCGGTCATGCGGTTTATCTGATCTCTGACCTGTCCTGTCTTGTAATTGCCGTAATGGATACCGATCTTGTCGAGATCCACCTTGCCGACACCGATATACTTGTTTGTTCCGTAGTCGATGCCCCTCAGAGGCTCGTTGTATTTGGAATAGCTTGTCGTGTAATCATAGATCGCATCCTTTTCAGACTTCGATGCGTTCTTCCACACCTCGCCGGATACGGAACGAAGCTTTTTGTCGGCTGTCGCCGTACTCTTTGCCCATACCGCGTTGTTCTTGCGGTCGGGGCTGTATCTGTCATCTGTCTTGATTTTACCATATTTTTCAATGGATTTCAAGTCGGATTCTGCTTTTTTAAGTGCTGCCTGCGTCTTTTTCAGTTCATCGGCTGTCACGGCGTATGCAGCGCCCTCTTTTTCCAGTTCCTCAAGCTGTTTGAGGTACTGTTCAAACTCTTTTTTCTTCTCCTCTGTCAGAGAGCCGGAGGAGAGTTTACTTTCGTAATAGGATTTTTTGCCCGCGATATTGAGCGAAGGATAATCTTTTGTTGTGACAGGATCTTTCCAGATACCCGAATAGGTCTTGACCTCTGCTTCGTCTATCTTTTTTTGTATCTCTGCCTGTTCTTTTTTCAGATCTATGATCTGCTTGTTGAGTTCCTTTTTCTGCTCTTTCGCGATCTTGTCGTCGAGTTTGGTCTGCCATTCGTTCTTTTGCTGAGTAATGGCATCTATCTGAGCCTTGATATCCTTGTCGTCCGATGTTCCAAGCTTCTTTTCAAGTTCTTTTATCTTCACATCGGCATCGGCGATATTGGCTTGCAGTTTCTTCTTGGTAAGATATATCTTTTTTGGTTTGGGTTCGGGAGCAGGCGCACTCTTGTGGGAGTAATATGTTGTCCCGTTTATTTCCTTGAGGTCATATTCCGACTTGTCACCGTTCACAAAGGCGTTTTTCCAGTCGTTGTACCTCATATCACCCGGTACATAATAAGTCTTGCCGTCGCTGTCTCTCGCTGCCCTTGACCCTGTTATATCATACTCGTTGTCAAAGGCAGGCACAGTGGTGGAACGGCAGAAACAATGGAAGGGCGGAGCGGTAAGCCCCGATTGATAATACTTCATCTCGAAGACTTTGCCGTCCATACTCTGACAGATATTGGATGTTTTTTCGTCGAGCGTTGCCAAGATCTCGTACTTCTCAACATCGAGTTCCTTATAGCAGTCTTTTGCGGCAAGCGCAGAGAAATACGCTTCCTCTGTCATCACGAGCCTGCTCGCATTGAATTTGCTGTTGCTCATCTGCTTGGCTATCGCATCGATGGCTTTTTGCGGGTCTGCTCCCGTGAGGAGGTTATTGGTGATCTCGTTATGCACGGAATTTATCAGCTTGGTCTTGTATTTCCATATGTTTTCGGAAAAGTTGTAGCCATCTGCCGCCCACGGCTTGACAAGCACCTTTTCCACATACGAATTATTGACCTTTGCTATATCAAAACCGACCTCAAAACCCTTCTGAAACTCGTACATGGTACGGTAATAGCCCTCTTTGTAGCAGTTGCTCAGAGTATCGGCGGTAACATTTTCGACACCTGTGAACAGCTTTTGCAGACTCTGTTCCAAGCTGATGTTCAGCGATTCCAGTTTGCTGATGTGGAATTTCGCCGAAGCGTTTTCCAGTTCCTTCATCCACATTTTGTTTACCGCATTTTCCTTGCCGTACTCTATGTAGTCGCCCACATCCCAGTGAAACTCTTTCAATTGCTTGCCTTTGAGCCACTTCTGTGCCTCCGCCATTGAAATGTTGTTGTTCTGAGCGAGTTTTCTGTACCATTTGTCTATCTGCGCCTCGATCTCAGCTTGTGCTCTGTCGTACATCTTGCTGATTTCTTGCTTTGCACTCTCTCCGAGACTGTGCTGGGCGTTCTCAAGCTGCGCGAAACGCTGCGCCCAATATTCTGAATTTGGCATTGCCACAGCGTTCACGCCCCTTTCTTATTCAAAGCTGAAAACCGACGGTCTCACGGCTTTCTGAATGCCGTATCTGAGCGCGTCCATTCCATGTGAAAACTCATGGTCGGGCTTGTCGGTAAGCTTGCCGTCCTTTGTCTTCTCCCAACAGTAGTTGCTTATTTCTCTGGTAACATTCACGCATCTCGGGTGAACGATTATTTTATAGTTTTGGATAAGCTGTATACCATGCGTCACGCTGTCTCTGCCCTTGCGTGACGGCTCTGTCCGTATACCCTCATCTCTTAACTCCGCTATCGATTTAGGCTCTGCACAGTCACATATGATGCGTTCAGAGCCGTATCCTTTTCGCTTTATCTCCTCGGCGATCTGTTTGTTGGTGATGCCTGTTTTATAAAATTCATCAAAAATATAGATGATCTTCTTGTCGTTGTCTACGAGCATGGCAACAAAAGCGTTGGGGTCCGTGTATCCGAAGTCCAGACCGTAAGCAGGTTTAAGTCCGCTCTGTCTGAGAGCATCTATATCAAAATCGGCAAACTCTACGTTCTCGTAGATCAGACCCTCGCTGATGCCCCACTCGCCCTCGCCCTCAATGCGGTAGCGTCGGGGGTTGTTCTGTTTCATCTCTGTGAACAGATTCCTGTCATCGTCTCCAAGCCATTCATTGCACTCCCATGTGGTCGTCAGTGTGAATATGTTCTCTGAAGCTTTGTCGAAAAAACGTTTCTTCAGCCATGAATTTGCCGACCAAGGGTTAAAGGTGAGCGTGATCTGTTTGAAATACCCCTCGGGAAGTTCACCTCTGATGGACATATCCAATTTATTGAAGTCGTCCTCGTTGGTGATCTCGTAAGCTTCCTCGATCCACACGAAGTTTAAAACCCCGTGATCCACCGAGATAGAAGTGATCTTCATACCGTCATCCAATCCTCTGAAAAGGATCTTTTGCCCTGTCGGTCGATAGATCATCTGCATAGGGGAGACAGAACATTCCCAAAACGCATCAAGCTGCAGCTTATGTATTGCCCATTTAAGGTCGGAGTACATACTGTCACGGAGCGTGTTGCCGTAACGCCTCACACACAACAGGTTTGATTGCGGATACTGGACGATGCGGGTGACTTGGTTCAGCGCCGTGGTCTTGGATTTTTTAGATCCGCGAGAGCCTTTGACGACTCTGTATCGCTTTGTGCATCTCCAAAAATCAGCGTAACCTTTGCCCACGAGACCTTGGAGAGAAAGCTTTCTCGCCTCCACGGTCTCACTCCTTTATATCGTCTTGCAGCACAACAGGCGCAACACTCACATCCACGCTGTCCTTGAACAGCCCGTACCGTTTGCCCAACAGTTCTGCCGCTTTCAGCCTGTCCTTTTCCGATACCTTGATGTTGTCTATCTTCTGCACTCCGTCGCCGATGAGCCGGAGCACCTGTTCGGTATGCTCTCCGCGCATCACCGCTGTGAGGTACTCCATGACCTCGGCGGATTCCGCGGTCTTTCTGTTCTTTATCTCCTCAAGGCGTTCATCAAGGTACTCCCTAATATTAACATTCGCTAACAAACGCGATGCCTGCTCGTTGGCTGTTTTAGGAGAATACCCCGCTCTGATAGCCGCCTGTGTTGCGCAGCAGTCCACAAGATATTCGTCGCAAAATCGTTTCTGCTTATCGGTCATGTTATCACCTCGTTTCGGTAAAAATAAAACGCTGCCCGAAGACAGCGTAAGCAAAAGAGTGTAGAAAGGAGTACAAAAAATTGGGGAAACCGAAAATAAATGCCCTTGACACAGGGCATTTTTGTGTTATTGGGTACGGGTACGCAATAGCTGTGCCCTTGACCAATGTAACAACTGGTGCCAATGTCAGGCCTTTGACCCACCATCGGCATTTATACCCGTCTCTTCGAGCTGTCACGTTGATACTTTGCCTACTGCTTGAACACCACAACGTTTATACCGTCCACTATATACCGTGTAGGCTT